CCGTTGAACCAGCCCAGGCCGTGCAAGCCTTGCGGCGTCGTCGTCGTCACCTTGAAGGCGCCGACCACCGTGTCAGCCGCCGCGTTCACGCTGGCGAGGGGATGGTCAATGTCGTTGTTGACATCGTTCCAGACCCCGTCCCGGTAGGTCGCGACCCGCTCCGGGATCGTTATCTGCCCAGCAACGAAATCGGTCGCACTGAAGAGCCCTTCGTCGCTGTCGAACACGATCCTCTGGTCCGCCGCGTCCGTCACGAGGATGCGACCTGCGGACGCCCTGAATGCCATCGCTATTCCGTCCTGACAGCAACGACGTCCGCATAGAAATCGAGCGGCGTGGCCGGACTGTCGCCAAGGTTGCCGCCATCGTACGTCGTGTGCTGTTGCACATAGCCGCCAACCGAGTAACGCCACATGGAGACGCCGCTAGAGGTGAGCGGATTGATCGCAATGCTACGCCCCTTCACGACGAAAAACTCCCCGTTGGTCGCCGCGGTGCGAAGGTAACGGTTCGTCGCGTCGAACTTTCCACGACCTGCCTTGAAGCTCGTCCCGTCAATGTAGAGCAGCGCACCGCTCGGCTCCGGTAAAGGGTTTTCCCGGTCGAGGAACAAGTTCGTGAGCCACACCTCCCAGTTCACGCTGATCGCGGACAGCCCCAGATTCCTGTGCGTGTGGTACATCTCGGTGATCTTGACGTTCGTGGCATCTGCCCCGAGCGACAGCCAGCGCGCCTCGCCGTAGGGCAGCGTTTGGACCGGCACGGACCCTGCGAGGGGAACAGTGCCGTTACCGATGTTTGTCAGCCGGCCGAACACGAGAGGTTGGCCCGCGAGCCCATGCGCGAACAGGGTGTGCGCAACGACATGAATGTCCTGATTTGCACTGCGAGACGGAAGGTTGAGCGTGCCCGATTGCTTGCCGATGATGATCGGATAGAGCAGATCCGAGTGAAACAGAACGCGGGCGAGATGCGAATGCGGATCGTCAAGCGGGGCCCGGTCGGCCGGGTTGTTTTCGTCCACCATAAACACCGCCACTTTGCCGGCAGCCCCGTCCGCCATCAGCTTCGGCCGCATCGCCATTCAGTCGTCCTCCGGCAAAATCTCGATCGTCTTGTTGTCGAGGTCGATCACGAATTTCTCGTCAGCCGATTGCAACTTCCCGGCCGTCACTGTCCCGATGTTGGCCGAGATCGCCGACAGCGTGCCTACGTTGAGATGCCGCGCCAAAATCGACCCATCGACCACCAGATTGCCGTTGATGCCGACGGTGGAGACCCCGTTCACCATCCCCACAACGAACGGCGTCATAAGCTGTCCGGTGTCGGTCGGGTGCGCGATGATGAACTTGTCGGCCACAACCGTGAACGTTGACCCCGATGCACTGCCGTCGAGTTGCACCAGCCCGACGACGCGCCCGTTGAGGTCGATGGCGACGCCCCATCTGGCCTCGATGCCGTTGATCGACTCCTGAATGGTCGTGATCGCTGCCGAGTTGCCGGCGGCCTGGCTCTCGACCGCCTCGATCTTCTGCGCAACGCTGTCCTCGCCGTTGACGACCGCCTGCTGGATCGTCTCGATCGTCGCCGCCGTGCCCGCGAGATACGCCGCAACTGTATTGATCTGTTGTGCCCTGACCTCATCCTCGCTCTGCCGCACGTGCTGCTCGAGCCGTGCGACGGCCTCGGTCAGGTAATGCTGGGCAAGAGCCGCGTGCCGGGCCTGGGCGGCCTGCTGGTAGAGGTCGAACACGTCCTGGGCGAAGCCATTGGCCTCGGTGATCTGCTGCTGCACGTCTTCCGCGTACTGCGCCAAGGCATCGAGGGCCTGCGTCTGGTCCTCGACCAGCGGGTCGATCGTCTCCTCGACGACCTTGGTCACAACCGCTTCCGTTTGAACGAAGCGGCGCGACAAGGACTGCACCAGCGCTTTGGCCCATGCGAGAAGGCTGCCAGGATCGCCAGCCCTGGGCCATGGCAGATGCTCACCGCTCGCCTGCTGGTTCGCCATCCCAGTGTATCCCGTGCGCTTCTGACCATCTGGCGCCCGCCCGGATCGCCATCTCTGCCCGCAGGAACCGGCCTTCAGCCCTCAGCTCACAGCAGCCGTACTCGTTGACGCCATTCGAGTCGGCAAAGCAGGGCTGCTCGCCCAACTGCTGTCGCGCATAGACCGTGATCTCGACATCGCCGGGCTCCGCATCCGTCACGGGCCAAATTTCCGAGAGATACGTCTGCTGTGCCGGATTGGGCTCGAATTCGCCCGTCTCCACCACGGCGCGCCGCGGCGGCCCCGTGAACACGCGCACCTTGCGGTCGGTATCGACCATCACCCACGACTTGCGGCTTTCGCGCCAGGCTGCGCTGTCGACCGACACGTCCGTAAGCTCGTCCACGTTGGCCGTGCCGAACAGCGCCTCGATGGCCTCCTGATCGTCCGCATTGACGCCATCACGCGGCATCTCGAACAGGGCCTGCACGTCGAGATCATCGTGCGTCCAGCGGTTGTCAGCCCAAGAATAGATGAGCTGCCGGTTGCAGACGACGCTCGATCCTGCGGGATAGGCCACCATCCAGCACTTGTTCACGGTGTCGATTGCCGAGATCACGCGCCCGCGGTAGGGATAGTTGAGCTCCCGCGAGAACGTGAGATCGACGCGATCCTGACCGATGGGTTCGATTCTGAGGCCGTCCCAGTAATAGAGCCCGTCCTCCGCGCACACGAACGCGCCCGTCCCCCACCGGCTGACAGAACCGGGCGAGCACGCCCCCCGCCCGCCCTCGACCTCATCGAAGATCCAAGGGATTTCCCCACCTTGATAGGTCACGCGGACGATGCCGCGCTCTTGGAATATCGCGCCTTGCTCGCCGCCGACACCGGCAACGATGATGCCACGCTCCTGGCCTAGCTCCGCGGCACCGGCCTGCGTCGCGAAATCCGGCTCCCAATCCAAAGGATCGTTGAACGCCGACCAGTTAACCGTACGGCCTGCACACGCGAACAGGTGGTTACGAATGCGGAACACGACCTCGGCAGTCGGCGCGCCCGGCACGTCTGCAAACGTCCCTGTGCCCCCTAGCTCGATGTACTGCAGCGGCACGCCGCGGGCGGCCGCGAAGATGAAGTTGTTGTACTGTCCAAATGACCACTGCCAGTCGGGATCGGCCGCGTAGCCGCCCGGACGCGACACGTCCACCGGCTCCTTCTTGAGCAGGCGGTAGAGGCGGCCCGTGTCCCCGAGGAAGGACACGGGCAAGCCTGTAGCGTCATAGAAGCCTCTGGCTCCGAGGCAGAAGTCATTGAGCGGCGACGAGCTGTAGGCCACAGGCGACGGCAGAGGCGCATAACGCTTGCCTATGGAGAGTACCCCCTTGGCAACGCGCGCAACGCCGCTCGCCGCGCCCTTGTCGGGCTCGTAGCTCGCGAATGGAGCTGGAGACTTGGAGCGCATTTAGCGCACTCTCCAGTTCGGAATGCGCATGGCGAGCTGATTTGCGCCTTGCCGCGCCCGCCGATCAGAGTGGAGCAGGCCAGATGCCAGCGCCGTGTAGTTGCCGAAGTGCTCCTGCATCTTGTCGTTGTTGCGCAGCCAGCGGTACGCCTCGATCAGCGCCGCGTGGAAGTAGAGCATCGGGTGCTTTTCGAGCACCGCGTTGGTGTCTGTCTCTTCAACGAGCGGCGCCGGCTCCGCGTAGTAGAGCAGCTTCAGCTCGCCCGTGATCTGCGGTGAGAACAGGAGTTTTCCCGCCTCGATCGTGTAGCGCACTGGATAGCCGGTCGGGAACCGATAGCGGTTCACGTGGAACACGTCGGGCGCTTCGTATCTGGGCGCCGTGCGCGGGTCTACCTCCCACTTGAGCGATATGCCTTCGAGGTAATCCTCCGGCAGCTCGGCCTCGCCGTCCGTGACAGTGAGCGCGGTCGTGGTCTCCATCTCTCGCAGACGTAGGCGCTCGGAGGCCAGCGGAGGCCATGCGCCATGCCACATGCGCTGCTCCGCCCCTGCGATGAACCGCGGGAGAGCCGCGTCGAAGCGGGCGTGGGTGCGCCGCTCGCACTCGTCGCGAATGGCGTCCTTGAGATCGGAGAGGGTCGCAAACAGGGCCATCAGGGCGTCAGCCTCAGATTGCGGTTGTCGATGTCACGCGCCCACTTCTCCCACTGCTTCTGATCCTCACTCCAGCCTTCCTTGATGGCTTTCGACATCACGGAGTCTGGCACAACGGCCAGAGGCTTGAGATCGGGGTGAACGAACAGCGGCTGCTCGCGCTGAATGCGGGCCTGCTCGAGCACGTGATCTTCGAGCCATTCCTCGCAGATCACGACCTCGTTCGTCGCAGGGTCCACCTTGGCGAGGATGCGCTTGCCGGGGCGCTCGTGGATCACGCGCCATTCGTAGGGGTTTACGATGGACATTCGACCGCGTGTCCCTTGGCGATCAGTGCATCGGCCTCGTCAGCCGGCAGATATTCGCGCTGGCCTTCGATCAGCCGGCCGATCGACGTGTACACCTTGTAATGCGTGATCCTGACCCGTTTCAGCGGCACGCGTGCGGGCGTGTCCGGGGCGGCGTTGGCCGTTCCAGTGGTCTTCTTCGTCATGTGTTAGGCTCCTGGGAAGGGCGGCCTCTCAGAGCCGCCCCGTCATCTCGTTAGCTGGCGCTTGTCGTTAGATCAGCGATCACGCCATGAGCCCTCTCGTTGCACATCTCGAGCGTGTACTCGGATAGGATCACGCGGGTCTCGGCGTCGCCGATCTTGGCGAGCGGGAAACGCACGAAACGGCGGAGATACGCGACCTTGACCATCTCAGGGTCGATCAGTAGCACTGAGCGCCCATTGGACCGCAGGTAGCGGTGCGGGATGAGTTGGATCGTCCCGAAATCGGACGCATATAGGTTGGTCGCCTGATGGATGGTCTTGGCGGCCACCGTGATCTGAGTGGACTCACGGCCCTGGAATGTGGACGAAACGCGTTTGTTGTACGGACCCATGAGGGCGAACTTCACGTTCCCGCCCGTGGTGTAAACGTTCTGCAGCGTGTCGAGGAGCATTTCCTCGGTGAAGGGGCGCTGCGTGCCGTCCGTGGCCCTCGTGCCCGGCGTCGTGTTTGGATCATCAGGATCGGCACCGCCCTCGCCGCGGTTCGTGTTGGTCCTGATCCATGCCTCGAAGCCGCGCAGCTGCCGGACGCCAGTTTTGCCGCCCACCGTAGCGTTGCTGTTCATCGCCTGGTTAGACAGCAGAATGGCCTCCATGTCTTTCCGCAGCTCGATCGTGCGGTCAGCCATCTGCAGAGCCATTTCGCTGTCACGACCCGCCTTGTTGACGCTCTCCAAGGTGCCTGAGACGGTCGCGTTCTTTTCGCTGATCTGGCACAGGTTGCCGACGCGGACGTTGGGCGTCGCCGCCGCGCGGTCGGTTTCCTCACCCTCCTGGTGCGCGTTGTCGGTATCGAGCGCGCCCAGAGCGCGGGTCTGCCACTCATGGTAGGTCTGCTTTGCCGTGGTCGTGCCCACGCGGGACATGAAAGGGGTGTCCTCGACATCGACACGATGGATGGCATCGGTCAGGTCCTCTCGAATACCGACCGCAGCGCTCGTGGTGTATGCGTTTGTGACGACAGCCATAGTTTATCGCTCCGCTTGAAGTTCTGCGAGATACGCGGCCGCGAGGGCATCACGGCTCGGGTTCTCGACCAGTTGCTGAACGGCGCGCGTTACATTCGATGGGCGGCCGATGGCCTTTGCCGGCCCTGGTCTCGCCGCCTTCGGAGCGGCCGGAGGAACGGGCTTGATGTTCTTCCGGGCCTCCTGCATCGCGTCGTATCGCTGAGCTTTCCAGAGCGTCACCATGTCCCGCGCCGTGGCCATGGAGAGCTGTTCGGGCGTATAACCGACCTTTATCGCGTAGTCCCAAACCGCCTTTCTCAGTGCCTTGCCCTTGTCATCGGGCGCAGACAGCTCAGGGGCGATCCGGTTCAGCTCTTCGGCTTCGCGCTTATAGAACTCGGCAAGCTGCGCTCTTTGCAGCTTCTCGTGCTCTTCCCGAACCTTCTGTTGCTCAGCGGCGGCCACCTCCTGCAGGTGCTTCTGGTGCAGGTATGACGCCAATTGCTCCTCGTAGGCCACGGGGTCCGTCTCGCGCAGCTTCGGATCGGGCGGCGCGAGCTTTGGGGTCGTGAACTGCGAGAGAATATGGTCGTATGCCTGCAACTTCTGCTGCAGCTCGGCAACGCTGGACTCGTAGTACTTGCGTTGCTCGGCGACCTGCTGGGTTTTCCGCGTGTAATCGGCCTGCTGTTCCGTGATCCGCTTATTGATCCATGTCTGGAGTGCGGGCGGAAGCTTGGCGAACTCGGCCTTGTCGGCCTCACTCATGCCGGGAGGGGCTGCGATGGCCGGGTCTTCGGTGGGCTCTTCGGCTCCGTCCTCCGGTTCCGCTCCCTCTTGGGGCTCTGTGCCTTCTTCAGGCGCAGCTTCTTCTGCGGGCGCCGCCTCTTCTGGCGCGCTCTCCGCCGGTTGTTCCGTGTCCTGATGGCCTTGTGAGGCCGGTTCTGGCGTCTCTCCACGCTCAGCAGCCAATTCCTGCGCAAAAAGGCCCGCCAATTGCTCTTGGGCGGACAATTGCGGCTGTGAGGGTGCTTCTGACCCGGCTCCACCTTCGGCCTGAAACACTTTTACGGGGAAAATCCTCATGCCATCACCTTAGGTTTGCGCATTGCGCGCTTGTGCTGCATCCGTGTCAGCTTCTCGACGATTGCCGCGGCTGACTTGCCGTCCGCAATCACCGCTTCCATGGCCCGCCTCAGATCACGCAGGGCGGCGACACGGTGATAGATCCGCTCCCGCGTAGATTGGTCGTCGATGTCTGTTTTCATCAGGGAGTCGAGGTAGTTGCGCTCGACGGCATCGAAGACGGCGTAAAGGCCTTCATCTCCCTCGCACCATTCGCGGAACCGCCGGCCACGCTCGGCGGACGCACGGAGCCTTTCATCGTTCATTGGTCGCCTTCCAGTGCCGGTTGATCAAACAGGCTAGCCAATCTGCCCCCCCATTCTCACCGCGCCCGTGGGTGGGCGCGCGCCATTGCCGCTAGGCGACGCTACTCCCACTCCCATGAACTCACGCTGCAATTCGGCCCTGAGCTCTTCTTTCCAGCGTGCCAACCGCTCCTCGATCTGCATTTTCTCGCGGGCGATGGCCTGCTCGGCCGCGATGCGGATTTGCGCTATCTCGTACTCGTTTTGCGCTTTCATCTCGGCAATGCGGCGCTCGTTCTCCGCCTTGATCTGCGCAATCTGGACCTCGTGCGCCTGCTTCATTTCCTTGAGCTGCGCATCGTGCTGGGCCTTCATCTGCTCGAGCTGGGCTTTTGCCTCCGCCTCAGCCAACTTCGGGTCCTGGCCCTGCGCAGCCGCGAATTGCTGCAGGGCCATCTGACCTTCTGGCGAGGTCGGATTGACGAAGAACTTGTCCGGGAACCGCCAGCCAACGGCCCGCACCATACGCGCGGCCGTTTCCCAGAAGTGCTTAGGCGTCGCCAAGCCCATCTCTCTGGCGGTCATTTGCGCTTCGCCGATAATCCGGGCCGCCAGCAATTCCTCCTCGCGATTTGTGTAGCCGAGGCCTACGCTCGGCGTGGCCGCCACATCGGCGTGCCATGAGCGCGGATCGATTGCGACGAACTTGCCGGAGATCCGCACCATCTTCTCGAAGTCTTGGTAGCGCACGACGAGGCGCAAAATCTTGCGGAACAGCGGAACAAGGAACGTTTCCGCGATCATCCGGCACATGAGCCGCTTGCGAGCCTGCTCGTTACGGTCCTCTTTCCGCGCCTGATAGGCTGACTTCGGATCAAGGGTTTCCGAGTTGATCGCCGTGCCGTTGCGCGTGATGCCGGACTGCTGCTCGCGCACGCTGTCCATGTACAGGATCGCCTCAAGCGCCGTCTTGGACCGATCCGGCACCTCGACGGGCGTCAACTGGCCAGGTTGCTTCGTGCGGATCAGACCACCGATCCTCACGTTGAGCAGGTCGTCGATGGTATTGTCGCCAATCGCGCTCTCGGGGACTTCCAGCCGCGGGTTGTTGGCGAGGTAGACGTTGTCAAGCAGGTTGCGCGTGAGGTGCGTCTTGATCTTCTGCGTCTGCTTGACCTTATCCGCGAGGGCGAGGCCGATGAGGCGGTGCGGGATGCGATCCGCGGTCCACGAGTTGAACGGATGCTCGCTGACCTCCTCCTTCTCGAGAATGCGATTTCCGGCGCGGAACACGCGCAGGAGCTCCATCTTGCCGTCGCCGTTGTAATCGACGCGGGCGTATTCCTCGATCAGGATGATGGGATCGCTCATACGATCCCGACTGATGTTCTCGCGCCGGTCCTCATCAAAAAACCGGTGATCGGCGCGGCTGTCCTCGCGGTGGCGCGCAGCTGCAGGAAGCTCCATCACCAAGTCCTCATCGAACCCCATGTCGATAAGGCTGGCGCGCGTTTGCTCAGTTTCGTGCGCTATGTAATCGACTGCCTCGATGTCAGCAGCGCGTTTCGAGACCTTGATCTCCTCGGGCGGGACCGAGCAGATTTCAACGCACCCGTCCTTAGTCGTGCGCGTGATGGTCACGGTGTAGACCAGGCCATCCGCGAAGGCCGCGGCGATGCTCTGATCGGCCAGAAGCTCCTGCGAGATCGGCTCCGACGTGATCTCGTTGATCGTGACGCTTTCGTCTTGCTGCAGCTCGGCCAAATGCAGTGCGCTCAAGCCTGTGAGCGTCTGCGTTTCTTCCTTGATCTTCTCGCGCCAGACAGACTTGCTGAAGCCGATTTTCTGGATCAGCGCCGTCTTTACAGTATCGTGAAGGATGGTAGCGCCGCAGTTTTCCTTGAAGAAGATGTGATTGACGTAATCCGACGCGACCTCGCACCACTCTTCGTCTTCGGGCTTCGCAGGTTCGAACTCGACGATGCGATCGCCGGAGATGAAAGGTTCCAAAAGGTCCGGCATCGCCCAATCGACGACCTCGGCCACGTCCATGCTGATGGCATTGGACCGGCCTTCTTCCTCGTCGCCGTAGGGCTTGCCGAGATACCGGTCGAGATTGTTGTCCTGATCGGCCGATACCTCGTCGCTGTCCCAGCCAATTGCTTGGCGATTCAGTTGGTCGAGGATCGACGCCAGCTCCTCGTCGCTGAGGGGCCGGGGTTTGGTGTCGTTTTTCATGGTCTAGGCGTAGACCCGTCGAGGGTAGTGGATCGGTTGCGGCTTGGCGCGAGGACTGAGCGATATCGCCAGATACCGGAAGGCATCCGCGCCATGTGACGCCCAGTCGTGGCGCGGCGTTTTGCGGAACGTCTTTAGCTTGTCATCCCATTCGCGCTGATAGTTGCGCAGGGCTTCGATGCCGCGAGCGCATTTCTTCTCATCGAAGACGCAGCGCGGCAGGAGGTTGCGCACCGCGTTTATGCCTTCTTCTACGTTCTGCCGAGGCGCCACTCTGACCGGACGCACGCCGAGGCTCTCAAGCGTTTCCTTGCGGCTCTTGGCGGTCATCAGCTCCCGGATTTCCGCGTCATGCGGCAGGTAGTGCTCCCCGTACATGTACGGCCGCTCATTGAGCAGCGAGCGGGCGATCGATGACAGCGCCTCGTTGTTGGTCTCAAGGTAATCGATTACCCGAACTTCGGCGCCAGCGACCTGCACGAACCAAATGGCCGTCGCGTCATCAAGGCCAAGGTCCCAACCCGTGTAAACCGGAAGGCTCGGATCATAGGGCACGGAGCGTATCCGCCCCTCAGCCTCAAGCCTCTGCATCTCGCGGCCGTAGTAAGCGCCCAGGATCGCCGCTTCGAAGCTGCACTCATATTCCTGCTCGTACTGCTCGGGCGTCATGACCTTGCGAGCATCTTCAAGCTCTTCGGGCGGCAGCAGACCCGTCTCAGATGCCCTCAGCATCAGCGTGAACCATTCGCTCGGGTTTTCCTTCGCGGCCTGCCAGATCTCGTAGAAATGGTTCCTACCTTTGGGCGTGCCGATGAACGTGGCCCAGCCGCGGCGATCAGACAAAATCGGTCGGATCACTTCGGCCCATGCCCGCGGGTCCATGTCGCCGTATTCGTCGAGCACCGCTCCGTCGAAGTAGACGCCGCGCATGCGGTTATAGTTGTCCGCCCCGTAGAGCCTCAGACGCGCGCCGTTGGGCAGATCAATACGCAACTCGCTTTCGTGGACCTCCACACCAGGGATCGGCGCGGTGAACTGATTGAAGTACGCCCACGCGACGTCCTTGGCCTGCGTGTAGAACGGCGCGATATACGCGAACCTGGGATTCGGCTTCTCGCACCGCAGAGCTGCGTCTACGAGGTCCATGATGCAGGCGACGGTCTTGCCGGCACCTTCGACGGTGGGCAACAATACATGCCCACCGTTGTCTCCTCGTGTGAAATGGGATGAACTGCGGTCTCGCGCGATAGCCGAGATCAATGCGTTGCACTGTGCCCATTGGCGAGCGGCACGTCTCTTTATTCCCGCGGCACGCCGGTCACCACTTGTATCGTCAGCGGCTTGCCGGCGTTGCCGGAATGCTCGACGGCAGTGAGGCGCGGGTGCTTGTAGGGCGCGGCTGCCTTGGCCGCCTCGAACCTCAGAGCGGGGTCAGCCGTCTCGTCCTGCAGGATTCTCATCATGTACTCGAGCGGCGTCAGACCCGCGTTGTTCGCCTTCTCCAGCATCTCGCGGGTGCGCTTGTTCAGACTGCCCTTCTTTCGCCCGCCGGTTTTAGGCGTGCCCGGTTTACGCCCAGCCATTTCTATTCCATTTCTGTTTTAGAAATGCCACGCCACGCACTCTTCAGCGCCGCATGGATGGTCGAGAACTGCGATGTCATAGGTATGATAATTGTTGTATTGTCGCCCTTCCGGTTCAGGAAGGAAACCTTGTATGTGCCTGGCTCATCCGTGCTCTCCTCTACCGTGAATTTGCTGTCTCGTGAGACGTTCAGCGTGATGCCTATCTCACGGGCGGCTTGGCGGATGAGGTGTTCGGTCTCGGTCATGCCTGCTCCGGTAGCACGGTCGGCTTCACGATGAATGGTCCCTGACCATATGTGTACGTCTCGCCAGATGGCAAGGTTATCTCGAGTTCCTGCACGTATTGGCCGGGGGTGTCGAGCTCGCCGGCATTGATGATGACGACGAGGCGGCCGGCGGCTGCGTCGAGCACCAGAATGCCGTTCTCTGATGTCTTCGTGAGCACTGGCGAGTCGATGGCCTCTGGCTTGCTCAGTGCCCAGCGGATCGAGCAGCCTTCCAGGTTCTCGGGCGCACCTGTCGTGTCCTGTGCCTCGAAGGGCAGACGGGCCGTGTCGCCCTGGTAGACCGATGTGATCTGCAGCTTGCTCATGCGGCGAGACGCTGTGCTCTGAATGTCCTCGGTTCCCGGCGGGCTTTCATCAGTTGCGGCGCGCTGTGCTTGGCGATGAGCAACGGCGGCGCTTCGTAGCGGGCTTTGCGGAACAGGCGGGCGTCGATCTGCGGCAGCGTAACGTGGCCGGCGGCGACGATAGTATCGTCCTCCTCGAGGATGAGCGCCGCGCCGGTGATCGGTTGCACTGTCGAGGCGAACAGAACGTCGTCGGCCTCGATAGACGTGCAGCTGCCCGTGATGAGCAGTTGGCCGCTGGCAGCGAGTGTGTCGTCCTCTTCATTCGCTGTCGCTTCGGCGGCGATGACGAGCGTCGCGGATGCTGCGAGTGCGTCGTCCGCCTCGGTTACGTTGGCACTGCCCGTAATACTGAGCGCGCCTGCAGCCGAGAGCGTATCGTCGGCTTCGGTGGCGAAGAGACCGCCGACCGTGCGCTGCTCTCCGCGCGGCCCGAAGTAGCTCTGCCCGAAATAGCGCGGGCCGAAGTAGCGGCGTCCGAACATCAGGTAGGATCCAGTGTGACGGCGGCGCGGTTGCCGTCTCTATCGACAGTGGCCGTGATGCGGTCCTTGGTGTCGTCGAGCGAGCGGAACACGGCCGTCGTGGTATCGAGCCCCGATGCCTTGCCGAGCAGCGCGGCGGCAATGAGGGTCACGACCTGGGGGAACGTGTACCCGTCCACGTTTGCCGGCAGGCGCGCCAGGATTTCATCGACAATGCCTTCCACCGTCGCCAGTGCCGAAGCCTGGGCAAGGCTCGTCAGAGCCCCGCTGTCGGGCAGATTGTCGGTCACAGCTTTGATGGCATCGGCTACACCGTCAACGGTATCGATCTTGCCGCTTATCGTGGAGAGCGTACTGGGTATCGTCGCGCCCGTGTCCACGAGGATATCGTCAACTTTGTTGTCGATCGCACCAAGCTGCGCATCAAGATTGGCCGAGGCGAGACCGACGGCTGATCTCACGCCGGCGGCGTCGAGATCGTTGAACCCGATGATCCCGGTGCCCTTGGCGAGCACAATGTTGGTGCCGGCCGTCAGAACGCGGGTGGGGACGGACCAAACTGCGTCGAAAGCGCCAGAAGCGAACTTCGCGGCCGTGAGAGCACCGGAGGCGATCTTGCTGTCGGTGATGGCATTGCTCGCGATCTTCGCAGCAGTGATCGCGCCATCAATGAGCACGTTGGCAGTGGCAACCGCCGTGCCACCCCACTGCACCGTATCAACCTGCAGGTTGTCCGATCCAGCCACGAGGCTGTCATAGACGTTCGCCGGGACTACCTGGAATTCACGCCACACCGGCAGCGCGCCGCTCTTGTTCACCGCTACAATGAGCGTGCCGAGCGTGTTCGTGTCGGTGGCCGAAAGGCTGATCTCATACCAGCCATTCTCTTCATGGCTCGCATTTCCGCTGTCCGACTTTTGCGCCCAATTGCCGTCGTTCTTTGCGAGGCGCACATCGGCCTGGCTGATGGTGAGCGATGTGAGCGGTGTAACACCGTCTTCCTCGTCAACGAACGGCCCGAGCTTGATGTTGACCGCAGTGGACTGACGGAGCAGCGTTGCCATTCTATATCCTCAGTCTGCGGTAGTGCATCATTCGGCGAGCAGCGCCGGCAGCAGCGCCTTGGATCGCAACCGTTGCCGCGGCCCAATGGAAGTTCGGGCTGAACGTGCCTGGATCAACGGTTCCTATCGCGCTCTCGAGTTGGGCCGATGCCACGCGTGGCACGTCCTGCCCGCTCGCCGTTGCAGCACCTTGGATCAAACCTGCAAAACCAGACGGCGCAGTCATAGGGGACGATGTGCTTCGCGCCCCGGCGGCTGTTGCGAGCCATAGCGTGTCTGCGACGCCCCACGAAGGCGATAGTGATGGCGGGTTAGGGTTGCTGTTTGTGGCTGCGGTATAATTTGCCTCCGGAACACCAGAGTAACCGGAGATGCGATATGAAACGGAAGCCTTGTGAGCGCCGGTAGAAAACGTGAAACTTAAAGTAGAGCCCTCGCTCCCACTCGCTACCCTGTAAAACGCTGCGAACCGTCGAAGTGTGCTCGCGCCACCGCTGCTGAACAATACGTCCCAACCAGACGGAGTTGAGATGGTGACAGCACTGCTGCTGTGGTAGGCCCCAACAAATACGAGCAGCAGATCGCCAGAACTTATCCCGCTAGGGAGAGGAGCTGCATACGACGTGCTGCCGTCCGCAATGCCGCCGGTATTTGTTGCCTCAACGACAGGGAATGCCATATTCTATCAGATCACCGAGTAGAGGGGCTGGCCATGCAGGACATTATCAAGATGATCGCCGACAACGACGGATCGATCGCCATCGACATCCTCTCCGACAAAGAAATCAAGGCCGCCAAGGAAGCTGAACGCTTCGGACTGATCAAATGGGAATCCGGAAGCTGGGGCGACAGCGACTACTACCTGCTGACCGAGAAGGGGCGAGAACTCATAGCGCAAAGATCCCCGACGCATTCCAAGTGATGTTCACGCATTCCCCGCCTGCAGCGTGAACGCCGTGATCGTGAACTGCTGGCCTTGCGCAAACGACGTGTTGTCAACCTTCATGTCGCCATCGCCGTTCGTATCAGTGATCGTCCCCTGTATATGGCAGACCGTGCCAGTAGAGTCCTTGATGCGGAAATGCCCCGCCTGCCCCGTGGCGTCTGCCGACAGATCCTGCCAGGTGCCAGCCATTACCTTCACGCCGTTTGCCGCCGGTGCCATCCAGTCAGACGGCAGATTGAGTGTGGCGAGCACAGTGCCCTGATCCGGTGCTGCGCAATTGGCCGGCGGTGGCCCGGAGCGGATTTCGAGTATGGGCGATGTACCGATCGTCGTCTCGATCGCGTCGAGGCGGGCGTTGCGCACCGCCACTGAGTATTGCAGCGTCATTTTCTCTTGCTCTTTGCCTTCCAGAGCCTTTCGAGCCTGTCAGCCTTTGCCTTGTCGCGGATTAAGAAGTGCTTGGCCTTGGGTTTGCGGGTCCAGTTCTTGCTCAGGATGACGCGGGTCATTTCTTCTTGCTCTTGCCAGCTTTGCTCATGGCAATGGCGACGGCCTGCTTTTGCGGGTAGCCCTCTCTTTTGAGCGTCTTGATGTTCTGAGAGATAACCTTTTGCGATGAGCCTTTCTTCAGTGGCATGATCTATCTCCCCGCCAATGCGCACAGAATGCCGGCGCCAATGAGGGACGGCGAAATGATGTCTTTGACGTTCATCGTGGATTCAGACGCTATGGGCTAGGGTTAAGCTGTCGGCTGAGTTCAGAGCCGATGAAAGCTCCCAGGTAAGCGTATCGCACCAATGCAACCGCCCTCGCTAATAGGTTCTGCGTGGCGAGGGCGGTCAATCTCGGGAGGGGGTTGCTTCGGGGCGCAATAACCCTTTTCGCGGAGTGCATAGGGCTCCGCAGGGTGGCGCCGCGGCTCGGGCTGTACTCGAACCTGCCGACGGATCGCGCCATCGTCCAATTCTTTTGTACCTCAAACGCTTATCATTTGCAACGTAGGCTGTGTGATTCGTTTGCAACATTAAGAGCAATTTCGCCAAAGCGCTCGCCGTCGTGGAAACCGCACCAGTAGGCAACCGGCATGCAGACGATAAGAACCCTTGCCATCTCCCATTCTACGACCCCAAGAGCGGCAATAACCGGCCATGCGACTAGGCCGATCAGGCCGTAGACGATCGTATTTCGCAATCTCATAGGGTGCCCCGCACGGAGACTGCCTGCTTCAGCTGGCAGAGGAAGTGCGGCCTCTGTTGTGGCTGACACAAAACGCGAACGCTTCTATATTTGAACATATGAAGCTGGTCGCCAACATCAAGCTGAAACCCACGCCAGAGCAGGAGAAGCTCCTCCGCGAGACGCTTGAGCGTTGCAATCAGGCGTGCAACTTCCTCTCCGCCAAAGCGTGGGAGACGCAGAAATTCCGGCAATTCGACCTGCACAAGCTGGCGTACCGCGACACGCGCCAGATGTTCGACCTGACGGCCCAGGTTGCCGTGCGCTGCATCGCCAAGGTGGCGGACGCCTATAAGCTCGACCGGAAAACGCAGCGCACCTTCAGGCGCTTCTCTGCGCAGCCCTACGACGACCGCATCTTCCGCTTCGTCGATAACCAAACGGTCTCAATTTGGACGGTAGCCGGACGGCAGAAGATTACCTACGTCACGGGTGAGCACCAGCGCAAGCTGCTCGCCTTCCGCAAGGGCGAGGTCGATCTGATGTTCGTGCGTGGCAAGTGGTACATCGCCTGCGTCTGCGACATCGACGATCCCGATCTCATCGAGACCACCGACGTGCTTGGTGTCGATCTCGGTATCGTCAACATCGCCACAGACAGCGACGGCCGACATTACACTGGCGAGACCGTCGAGAAGGTTCGTTCTCATCTTTCCCGCCGTCGTGCTGGTCTTCAGCGCCGCGGCACAAAGGCCGCAAAACGAAGGCTCCGCAAGCTCTCTGGACAACAACGGAGGTTCCAGACCCACATCAACCACGTGATTTCGAAGGCCCTCGTCGATACCGCGCAACGCTCCGGGCGCGCGATTGGGTTGGAAGACCTGACCCACATCCGCGAACGGGTTAAGGCCAGACGTGGACAACGAGGACGGCTGCACAACTGGTCGTTCGGCCAGCTCCGCCGGTTCATCGCCTACAAGGCGCGGCGTGCAGGAGTGCCGGTGCTGTTCGTCGATCCGCGCTACACGAGCAAAGCATGCTCGTGCTGCGGATGCATCGACGATAAGAACAGACCAGATCAAGCCACCTTCTCCTGTGTTTCGTGCGGGCACGCAGAGTCCGCTGATCTCAACGCTGCCCGGAACATCCGGCTCCGGGCGAGGGCAGCTGTAACCCTGCCCTTAAGTTCTCAGGTCGCTCTCGCGGCCTAGGGAAAAGCCGCCTGCTTTAGCAGGCGGATCGGTTACGCCGCATCCAGTATCTCCAAAGGAACCTCGATCTCCCGCATCGAAGCGAATATTTCGATTAGAACTTTTGCCCTCTTGGCCACGATTTTGCGAACCTTGGCGATCTTGCCGCGCAATGGACCAATGATGAATTGCACGTCGTCGCCAGCCCTTATCGACTTATGAGGGTTGAATGTCGGAATCGCAAAGTTGAGTCCTTCCAACGCTTTAACAGCTTCCGGCGGCAACGGCTTCGGCACGCCGTCCCAGCCCAGAATAGCTTTGATCAGCGGGCAGCGCCGCACCTGCCACCAGGAAAGCGGGCAATCTGTCCCGACAAACACGTATCTGGGCAGCAAAGGCACGGCGACCTCAATCCGCTTTCTCGTGTGCCTGGACTTTCGGCGCCACTTGTACTCTACCGGCACCATGACCTGATAGCCGAGGTCCTTGAGCCGGTCTCTTGCCGCGAACTCCTTTTGTGCGGGCACGACAGCGACATACCAGTTCATATCTCTCGGCCTTTCTGATGAGGTCTCGTAGGCGATCATTGTCTACTGGCGTTTTGGTGTGGCCTGCGGCTTCATGGAGAGCGATGGCGGCTAGGAGGTTCATGCGGCGTCCTTCTGCGAGCAGACGGCAAAAACAAGATCCACGTCATTTCAAAACCTCCCGCTGTATTTGATCATCTTCGGCACCCACACCTCGCAGCCGGCCAGCTCAGCTATCCTCTCGGCTGAGTAGCCGCGGCGGATCAAATCGGTGATTGTTGGGTAACGGGCCTTGTAGGCCTCGATCATCCCTATCCAGTAGCGGTCGATGATGCGGTCGGATTTGCGGGCGTATCCGCTGTCTCTCTGGGACATCAGGAGGCCTTCGCCTTATCCTGCTTGAGCCCCGCGAGTTCTTTCGCTAGGTCGGCAGAGCATTCGAGCGAACGGGGGCCGATCAGCCGCCACGTGCGAGGTGGCAATTGCGGATTGATGCTCACACGGAAGCCATTGTAGATGCGCATTCTCAGCTCCTTTCCCGGGCAAGGTCGCGGATGACGTTCGAGGCCATGTCGCAGAACAGCGTCACGGATTTCGTCGGGCCGTTCCGGTTCTTCGCGATCAGGATTTCCAGGGTGTTCCGGCACGCCTCGAGCTCGGCCTGGCGCTGCAATTCCTGCTGGCTGCCGGCGTCGTATTTCATGCGTTCTAGGTAGTAGGCTTCGCGGTAGCAGAAGCACACCACGTCTGCGTCCTGCTCGAGATCGCCAGAGTTACGCAGATCGGCGAGCGTAGGCCGCTTGTTGTCACGGCCTTCCGTGCCGCGGTTGAGCTGGTGGAGGGCAACCACGGCGACGTTCTGGTCCTTGGCCAGTGTTGCTAGGGCATCGGAGATTTCTCCCGTCTCCTGCACCTTGTTCCCGGCGTAGCGTCCAGACGGCCTCACAAGGCCGAGGTGGTCGATAATGACGAGTCCAAGGGTCTTGCCCTCACGCTCGAAGCGTTGCGCCTCTGCGCGCGTCCTGGCGGCGATTTCCGCCATGCTTAGCCCGCGCTGATCGTCGATTGTGACAGGGAGCGTCGCCCAATGCGCTGCGACCTCACCAATCAGCCTGTGCTGATGATCGGTGAGATTGTTGGAGAGCACCGCCGCATAGGGAACCTGGCGGTCTGGGCTCCAGGCAAGGTCAGAAAGGCACCGCGCGGCAAGTGCCGTGGTCGGCATTTCGAGCGAGAAGTACAGCACGCCGACGCCGGACATGGCCGTGCGCAGCATTGCCGATGTCGCAACCGCTGTCTTGCCCATGGATGGCCTGCCGGCGAGGATCGCGTACTGCTTGCGCCGCCATCCGCCGAGGGCATCATCGAGAGCCGCCAGCCCGGTCGAAATGCGTTCAGACCCGTCGTCGTTGATCAGCGCGTCGATGGTCTCCCGGAACGCATCGGCCAACCTGCTGCGTGTCGGGCGGCCCGGCCGGGCATGGCTCAGAACCTCGTCCAGTGCCGACACGGCCAAGTTGGCCGCGTCAGTGACCTTGACGCCGCGTTGGCGGGCGGCAGCGTCAAGCTTTGCCGCCGTGTCAACAAGGCGCCGCCTGTTCGACAGCTCAAGCAGCGTCACCGCCAAGTCGGATATGTTGCGCGTATCGCCGTAGGTCGTCAGGCGGCGGATGTACTCGATCGGCGTGACGGTCGGCGTGATGTTCGGCAGGTTGGAAAGAACCGCCTTGAGCGTGCCGAGGTTGATCGCCCGCTTTTCGGCCCACTGATTGGCCATGGCTTCGAACAGCGCCTGATGCACGGGATCGTAGAAATCGGCCGGCGTGATCCGCGCGAATGCGTCCATGCTGGCGTTATCGATCAGGATCTTAGCGAGGATCGCCTGCTCGACTTCGATGTCGTGCGGCGGCTCGGAATAGGACGGCTCGACCAGCTTCAGCATGTGGCCGCCCTCCGCTGCTCGTTTTTGGCGCGAAGCTCGTGCAGCCAGCTATCGTCAAGGGCCGGCTTGGCATAGCGTACTGTTTCCGGAGATACGCGGAACACGGGCTGGACCTCCGGCTCCGCCACTGTCGGTAGCCCGCGCTTGCGCTTCTCAACGGCCTCGGCAACGGCTGTTGCGAAGTACTGCCAGGAGCGGATGCTCTGCGGCCGCGCACGTGCCGCCTTCGCCCGAATTACGGGCAGAATGTCCTGGTCGAGATCGGCACCGGTCTCAATCCAGCCTATCACGTCGGAAACGGTTTCCAAGCTGGCGCTCGTTCGGTTGAGCGCATCTCCACCAGCTTCGATCAGACGTCTGTGGAGATCACGGAAATCGATTTTCGGCTTAGCAGCAGCCGCTTCCGCGCGCGCGGCCAATGGTACAACGGTAGCTACTGAGGGAATATTATTTATATCCCTTGTATCCTTTGTACTGTGTTGCCCCTCGCTTGCCCCTCGCTTGCCCCTCGCTTGCCCCTCGCTTGCCCCGTCGGTTGCCTCTGTTTCAGTTGGCGTCTGATATTTGTCGTAATTGCAAATAGTTACGACTGCTGCATATTGGTTTTTCGTTTGCCCCCTTTCGATCATTCCTTCGGCCTCCAATTCGCCGAGGAACGTTCTCACTCTTTTGATGCTCCACCCCCACGTATCGGCCAGGAATTTCAAGCCAGCGAGAACCTGTCCGCGCTTTATTTCGACAATGCCCCCGCGCGTGCGTGTTTTGTGATCTTTCCAGGCGGCATTCGCGATAAGCCAAAGCCACGCCGACCGGCGATCAAACTCACCTTTGAGGGATGGATGATCGAACGTATCGACGCAAACACGAATCCAGCGCGAGCAAGTCATGCCGTGCCCTCACAAGCAGTGAACATCGGATGGACGATATGAAGGGTGTCGCGGTGGATGACCGGCACCCACGGACCGGAAAGCGGGTAGTTGTCCGGGTCAAACAGGTATCCGATGAACTCTTTGTCCCGGATGTCGCCGCGGAGGGGACCACATGGCGCGTGCAAAACTACGTGTTTGCACCGCTTCCATGCCTTGTTTTTGTCCTGTTCTTTTTCTATGTCTCTCATCGGAGGTCGCACCTTCACCTTAAAAATGCTCTGGCCTCATAGAGCCCGATCCGCTGCCCAGGGTCGGGCTCAATTCTTTCCCCTCAAGCTGCGCAAGCTCCTCTTGCCCGCTGCGCTGAGCTGCGGAGCATGTCCATGATGTCAGCGCCCTTGATGTGGTAGATGGTCGGCTGGTGCTCCACGACGCGCTCTGAGACGGCAGGAGTCGGCGCCGGAACCGTCCGGGGCGTCAGGTCCACTGGAGGCGCGGACGGCCTCTGAGGCGCCGCGAAGCGCTCCATAAAGGCCATGCCGCGGCTATCAGAGACCCATCCCAGCACGTTGAAGAATTGCGCCGCGAAGGTGATCCCGACGCCGAAGAGCACTGTTAGCCATTGGTCAACCCAATGCTGCGCGCCTTCGTCCGGATCGCGGCTCAGCGTGAAGAGTGAGGCAAGGCGGAAGTTCTGCGTCGCGACGGCAGAGACGTCCTGCTCAACGCTCTCAGCCTGCGCAATGGCGTTGCTCAGAGCATTGCGCGCGGCCTGCAGCTTTTTTGTGTGCTCATCCAGCTTCTCGGCTATAGCAATCCGATTGTGGAGCTCGGCAAGCTCCTGCTTCAGAGCCAAGCACTTTGGACCGCAGCCACCGCGGCGCGCCTCCTGGCGAATGGCCTCTTCCATAGGCTGGATTTGGCCACGGAGGCCATCAGCGGATACCGACGTTGTCCAGGGGTTCTGATTGGTCAGATCCGAAATCAGCTTTTCGTAAAGTGCTATTTCCTCTTTTGCCGAGGCCACAGCATCGCGCTTGTCTTCGAACTTGATGTTCTGGACCTTCGCCTGCACAACATCAGACGTCTTATGCGTTCCGCCTGTCGAGACGTTGGTCGTGATATCGATGACCGTGACGATTGCCGCAACAGCGATCCCGGCCCGGAATACGTTCCTGTAGGGCGTGCTCGAGAGCTCGACCAGAACGGCTGGCAGGTAGGCAGACATGAATGCGATGACGCCAAGGCCAAGCATCATGCCGATGCTGATGGACAGCCCGAAGCAGGCCGTGAGCCAAAGGGATGTCAGGGTGAGAAGGGTGCCCGCAATCTTGCAAATAGTGCGTAGGAACTTGCTTTCGAGCATTGGTGCGCTCCCAAGTTGGGGACTGATGACCTCCCGGAAAAGGCAGGGAGGCCGAAGCCTCCCCGAGGCTGCTTCATCGGGAGGAAACGCCCATGGAAGGGCAGGCACTCAACGCGCCGGTACGCTGGCTACGGAAAGGAGGGTGCCGGGAGAGGTTACGCGGTGAATTCCTCTCCCGGCTGGCGGCCCCCACTCCGTGAGTAGGGAGGTCGGGGACCGAACACGCGGCGCCCCGGACGGCGTTGCCGTGAGTGCAGTTTGGCCGACTGCCACTTGCCCGGCGTGGCCCCGCACTCACACCGCGTGAACTCGCGCTCCCACCTAACTTTGCCGGATTGTCACCGACCCATCCGGCTTGGGCGTGCTCCGGTAACGATGGCTTCCCGGAGGTTGCGGTGATCGCCACGCCCGAAACTCAGCTGACCACCATTGCGGGCTGAGCCAGTTGTGCCCGGAACATTCCGACTAAAGGGCCGACATCATCCTCGGATAGTCCGAACACTTCCGGGTTCACGCTCAGCCCGCGCTTGTTCAATTCGGCCAAAAGCCTGACGTGCCAGCCCGTAGGGATGTGCTTGCGGATCTTCCAAGCAGCCACTGCTGGCTGTGAAATCCCAAGCCACTGCGCCACCTTGGTATCCCCCCCAAGGGCGTCTACGAGCTCACCAATAGAGTTGATGTCGTACATAGCCCCCGCTCATATTGCAATTTGTTATATTTGTCAAGCATCACAAACCGTTATTTGCCACAGTTGTGTGGATACTCCATAACTCACCTTCATATTGCGACATGTTATAAAGGAGGAGCACGTGCCGACGCCGGTCGCTATAGACCCGGACGACACGGGCGATCTTGCTGTTGATGTTGGGCGTAGGCTCAGTCTCGCTCGGCGGGCTCTCGGCCTTCAGCAACAGGAGTTCGCCGCAAGGGCTGGGCTTAGCCAGCCACAATACAGCCAGTTTGAGACTGGCAAGCGCCGCCTGACGATCGAGGCGGCGATCAAACTGTGTCACGCCTACTCACTCACGCTCGACTACCTCTACCTCGGCGACCCCAGTGGACTGCCTCACAGGTTGCTGGTCGCCATCAAAAAGATTAGGTCAGAGACCTATTAGCTTCAATCACATTTTTGCCATGATCAAACCTGTGGCGGGTGGATCACATATCCACCCGCCAAATAACAGGCCGTTATTTTTTTGCTTGCGCCAAATAACAAGTTGTGATTTGCTGTCCTCATCGGCGCCGGGGCAGCGGGCCGATGGCACTCCGACGAGACCCCCGATCCCTAGTCACTCGTCCTTATCAATCACCCTCCAGCCCCGGTGCCACCCGATCAACCCTTTCTGGCCGGCAACGGCTAGGCAGCGGGGCGGGGAGAGCGGCTAACAACCCTCTCCCCGGTGTCCCGCAGGAAACGCACTGAGGCACTGAGCATGGCTTACGATATCGAATACAAATTCGGGTTCGTCCTCCCGATCACCGTCACTGTTCCTGCTCTGAGGCCGGACGAAGAAACCGTAACTCTGTGCCTCGGGGAACTGGAGGATTGCGAAGCCGTCGCCTGCATCAACCGCGATGAATTGGGTGAGTGGTACATCGAGGAGTTCCACATCACGAAGCTCCCTGGAGTCACTGCGAGCGGCAAAGAGATCGAAGGGACGCTACGGCTCGACGCAAAAAATCCCGATCCGGCCCACAAGTGGATCGTCGACGCAATCTGGAGGGATTGGAACACATTCCAGCATCGTTTCGAGGTTGATCGCCAGATGGCCGAAGAGTTCCCGAGCGACGAGCCGTCATGGGAGCAAAACGAGCGAGCCATCTATCACCAGTCGGTGCTGTGATCATGCCTATAAGCCAGAGCTAAGGGTGGGGAAATGAGCGGCAACGTCATCCTATTCCCGATCGTCAAAAGGCCTGAGCCATATGAGCTGCACATGGCTCTCCTAAAGCGGCTGAAGAAACGCAGCGAAGATCCAAAGGCGCTCGAGCAGGAAATGACCGAGACGTGGCGGAATGAGAAATTTGGGAATGCACTCGTTTGGGTCGAGCGGGCTCTAGAAAATCCCCTTGGAGGCAGAGAGTGGGTGTTGGAAGCGCTCGATAGACTAAAACAGTACGTTGAGAGGAAATAACAGTTTTGGGCCGGAGCGTTAAAGAGGGACACGCTCGTGCCGGTGGGAGAGCTATCCGACTGCTCCTCCGATAGTACCCGGCCCTGGGGAAGCGCCACCGTCGATATGGGTCGGCCCAAATCCAAATCGAGGTCAGTCGCGTGCGTAAAGACAAAGGACGATGAGCAATGCACGGAACGACTATCGAAATGCATTACGGAATCAAGGTGGCAATCAGCGCCATCCTTCTTTCGGTACTGTCTGTTGGCATCGGGGTGGGTCTGGCCATTGTGATGGGAGCGGGGAATTGACGACATTGGGCGATCGTATCGTGGGAGCTTGAAAATAACATGACGCGTACGGATGGAATACGTAAGAGGCTCAAGGCAGGTCAGACTGTCGAGCAAATCGTAATCGAGCTTGGCGTGCCGGCGCGCGCAGTGAGGAAAATTCAGTGGGAGATCAGGAACCCTGATTACAAGAAGATTTACATGCGCCATTGGCGGGCGAGGTCCGGAGCTGACAAGCGGTACGCCTTAAGGCGCGCGATGGAGAAGTGGAATGCGCGCCAAATTGAGCACGCGGAACGTGTGATGAGCGCAATCCAGTGAGGGGGATATGACTTTTCGGCTCGTGCGGTGCGCACCGCAATCACCAATTCAACCTATTCCGCCATCGATCGTGAAGGCGATCTGTGCTGTTCAGGCATCGCTTGATGCCGTCAGGAAGAGCCAGAAGAACCTGCACGGCGGATATAATTACTCTTCCACGGACGACATCTATGCCGCACTCACGCGGAAGCTGGGAGAAGTCGGCTTAGCCATTGTGCCTTTGGAGATCGACCACGAGATTGTCCGCGTCGAAAAGGACGGGAAGACCATCCAGTGGCTCAAGGCAGAATTTGGATTTATCCTGGCCACGGAAGATGCCACTTGGACGCATGACAGTCTAAAGCGCTCACTGTTTATTCAGATCACCGGACCGCAAACGCATCAAGCAGCTCAGAGCTACGCTGAAAAGGCTTTCCTGCGGTCTCTGTTCAAAATCCCAACCGGGGATATGGACCTAGACAGCTTGCCACAAGCTGAGACAGAGGAAGCGCAAATCGCACTCGTTAACGGCAATGGCAAGCGCAAGTCCTCCGCTGCCGCCAAGCGTGACGGAACGACCGAGACATTTAACGAAATCCGCAAGGCCATCAGAGAAGCGATCAACCGCGAGCACCTGATGCACTTGAAGGAAGTTTACGCCGACGATTGGGCGCAGATGCCGCATCGGTGGGCGGAAGTGCTCGAGCACGAGTACGAAGACAAGATGATGGCCTTTATGAGCGTTGAGGCTGCGGAATGAGTTCGATGAAACTGATAGGCAGCCTGAATTTCGCGATATGTTTTTTCCTGGCTGTCTTGCTGACCGTCAACGGCGCACCCCTACTAGCAACACTGGGCTGGGTGTCAGCCTGCGGTGGATGGGCTTGCGCAACTCTTTTCGTGGAGTGACAAATGCACTGCCCCCACTGCGGCTGCGCGTTCGATCCGCCCAACGGCGCGCCACGCAGCGTGCCCCAGCTCCGGCGGTATTTCGCGATGATCCGGGCAGCATTCCACCATTGGCCTGAGTCACACGAGCGGCAGTTTGCGAGCGAGGAAGAGTGCCGGAAATGGCTGCAGATGAAAGCAGGACACCGGGAGATCGGCGCAACCATACCGCTCACCGGGATGAGTAAAGAGCGGGCGATGCTGCTAGCTGAGGCAGCTATACGGGCGGCTGGTTCTTATGCGGTTCCCGTCATCCACGGCGACACGCTGGCTATATGGCGGCCGAAGTCGATTGCCTTTTCCAAGCTCGGGCACAAGGAAGCGTGCCGGCTGTTCGATGATGTTGCGGATGTCATCAGGGCGGAAACAGGTCTCGATCCGGAGGAAATGCTCAGGGAGCACGCGGCATGAAACGCACCAGCTCCGTCCGTTCCCGCCGCCTCACATTTGAGTATTGGCGCACGCCTGACAACAAGCTCATCTGCCAAGGCAAGGATTGCGGCGCGATCATCGACCCGGTGCGAGACAGGTGGGAAGCGGACCACGAAATCCCTGCCTGGATGGATGGTGCTGACGAGCCACCGAATTTGCGGCCGCTTTGCTATCGCTGCCACAAGGAAAAAACGAAATCCGATGTGAAGGCGATCGCGAAGTCGAAGCGGGTGCGGGATCGTCATTTCGGAGTGAGGGTGTCGAAGCGGCCCATGCCGTGTGGTCGTAATTCGCGCTGGAAAAAGAAACTCGATGGAACGGTGGTTTTGAGATGACTGACCATACTTTATTGCCGTGTCCCTTCTGCGGGGGTGAGGCGGAAGCCGTAACTCTAGCTTACAAATACGTCCGCTGCGACAACTGCCACTTTGGTATTGCCCGCTTGACTATTGACGAGGCTATCGCAGCCTGGAACCGCCGCACTCCGCCTGCTGTACCTGATGGGTGGGTGCTGGTCCCACGCGATCCGACGCCTGAGATGCTGGATGCCGCGACGCCACCCGACCCCTATGTCACCATAAAGGCTTATGCCATCGCAAATGCGGGGGCGTGATGATGAGTGACGCTGTGAACAATGGGGATATGCGGATATCCGAGGTTGCCGCTCTGACTGGACTCAGTGCAAGGCACTGGCAGCGCCTGGCGGCAAGTGGGCAGGTGCCGGGCGTGCGCGAGCTGTGGTGTGGCGAGCGCCGCATCTTCTTCATCGACCGCGAGAAGTTCCTGCCCTGGTGGCAGCAGCAGTTGAGGCCGGTCGAGCCATGTCCAAATACCCCAAGAACCTCCGTAAGCGCGGCCGCATCTGGTGGTACCGCATCACGCACCAAGGCCAGACGTTCGAGGGCTCGCTCGAAACCGACAACCTTACAGAAGCTCGAGAGCGTCTTGAAATCCGTCGCAGAGAGCTGATCGAGACGAACTGGGGGAAAAAGCCAAAGCGCACCTTCAACGAGGCGGCTGAGCGGTTCGGACAAGAGCACTTCAAGGAGCTGAAACCAAAATCAGCCCGCCGCTACTTCGTCTCGATCGCCAATCTGCTCAAGTCCTTCGACGGCGTTCTCTTAGAGGACATCACATCGGCTAGGCTCAATGAGTTTGAGCAAGCCCGCAAGGCGCAAGGCGTCTCAGCATCGACCATCCGCCGCGACCTTGCCTGCCTTTCCGTCATATTCTCTTTTGCCGAGGAATGGGAGTGGGTGACATCGAACCCCGTCAAGCCCTTCCTGCGCAACCGCAAGAAGAAGAAAGGCCTCGAAGAAGGGCCGGCGCGCACCCGCTATCTCTCCCACGAGGAAGAAGCCGAAATCCTGGCACACGCCTCACCCAAGGCGCGCAAGGCGATCATCTTCGCTCTCGATACGGGATTGCGCTTAGAGGAACAGCGTGCGCTCGAAAAGCGAGACATAGACATGCGGGCTAGACAGGTACGCGTTCGCGCTGAGGTCTCGAAGACGAGCAAGGAGCGCTTCGTCCCGCTTTTGCCGCGAGTCTACCAGCTCGTCACGGAGATGCTGCGGGAGGATAGCCTACACTCGCTCTATCTCTTCTGCACGGACGAAGGGAACAGATATTCGTCCAGCTCGCCATACTTCTACGAGGAGCTGCAGAAAGCCGTCCGGAGGGCCAACCAGACGCGCGCCAGGAAGGGACTGCAGCCTATGGAGCATGTCCAATGGCACGACCTGCGCCGAACGTGCGGCTGCCGCCTGTTGCAGGACCGCGGCTTCTCGATGGAGGAAGTATCGAAGTGGCTCGGCCACAGCTCCGTGAAGGTCACGGAGAAGCACTATGCGTTCCTGCGCGTGCATGAGTTGCACAGAGCGGTTGAGAGAAGCGAGGCCGAGGTCGTTCCGCTGAATAGGGACAATTCTTGGGCAGATACGAAGGTGCACCAACTACCAAATGCAAGGAAATCAAGCACTTAGGACTGTAGCTGAAACGGACTGCAAATCCGTATACGCCGGTTCGATTCCGGCCGTGGCCTCCAGATTTCCCAAGGAAAATCAGCGCCAATTGTGGCAAAGGACGCGCCGGACGCGCCACTCGCGACTGTCGTCTAGGGACAAAAGTTGGGGCAGTTGTGTGCCTCACTTGCAATGTGTATGTCCACTATCAAGGTCGATACAACTCATGCAGCGCCATCTCAGCCAGTGCCCCCGTCTTCTGGTGTCACGCCCTAATCCCTCCCTTATCGAACGCCGCCTTCCTGAGAAACATCAGCGCCACGCGAAAGTCTCTCTCGTCACAGTCGCTTGTGACATACCCAGCAGCTTTGGCCGCGGCGAAGTCTTGCGGCACCCTGCGGACAGCCTCGATCACGCGGGATTGGGGGATGTCAGGCCCGCAGCCGCACCACTGCTCAATGAGATGGCAGGCTCGATCTGAATTAAGGGTTGTGCCGGAGCTCAATCGCACGGCTTCTCTCCCTCTATCTCGTCCTTAAAATCCACGCGCTCATCCAGAATTGGCTTGTCGAGGGCGAGCCGCATCTGATCAAGAGCCTCGCGCAATATGGCAATGCGCTCTTCGTCAGTTTCGAAGTCTGCGAGCGCGACGAATGGTGCGGACGGGGTGATAGCGAAGGTTTTGGGCTTGTTCCCGGCGTAGTAGACCTCGGTGATTGCGAGATAGTCCAAGCCATCCGGAGCATATCGCCGCACAATGCGATGGTCCCAATGCGTAAGCTGATCCTCGCTCATCCCTCGCTCCTATCTCCATACTGGCTGAGAGCGGCGCGGGCGATCGCTTCATGCTCGTCAACTGATTTCGAGCTGACGTGCGGTCCAAGATCGTCCGACACAGTTTGCAGGGCGCAGAGGTATTGGTGCACTCGTGCCAGCGCCTCCCGCATACGGCGGTTCTCTGCCTCTAGCTCGGCGATGCGCCGCTCTAAATCTCGCTCGCGCTGCATCACTTCCCCCTCTCTCTCGGCCTCAGCATCCGAAAGCGCCTCCACACGGACCACTCGCACCCCTCCCCCATGTTGCACCCGTCTGCCGCCAAATAGTGCGTGGCTCGCCTGCCGCAGCCGCAGTGACACTTCCGTCGCCCGCCGCGGCTGGTGATTCTGACCACCGTCAGGTGATCGGTGTGGATCGAGTAGGCGCGCATGGCCTCACTTCTTCCCCCTCCTTTAGGGCTTCTCGGATGCCTCGCGGCGGTCGAGAAATTCTCGCAGGGCGGCCTCGACGGCTGCCGTTTTAGTCGGCGGGAACTCCTGGCCAGCAAGCCATTCCTCAAGCCGTGCCAGCAGCTCAGGGTCGATGTAAACGCTCAGCAGTTTCTTGAGTCGTGCCATGGTGCTCATGCCATGACACATACGCGCGTCGGGGGCAAATGTCAAGGCGTGACGTGACACGCCTTGACAAGATAAGGCTCAATTGCTATATTCCCATCATCAGCTAGGGAGAGACAGTGATGCACTCGACAGTCAAAAAGCTCCGCGACGCCGTGAGGCACATTGACGGCTCTTGGGCTAGTCGGTGGACTGATGGCTCCATTCTGGTAGGCTGTTCGCGACCTGAATTAGACATCGGTGCGCTGAAATCAGCGGTCGAACACGCGGGCTTCAGCGCTGAGATAGACGAAGATAATCTCTTCCTTAAGATCATCGAACAGGAAGAGAATTGATATGGACCCATCAGACATCGTGGAGCGGCTGCTTGATGTAGCGGATCTCGACGCTCGCGCTGGAGAACCACTTGGCAAGGCGTGCAGGGAAGCCGCCGCAGAGATCACCCGCCTACGTGAATTGCTGCGCCAGGCGCATGGCGTGATCGCCCATGGCCCAGCCAGCGGATTAGCGTGGAAGTACATCCTCGACAATATTGACGACGCCCTTAATCGCCCACGCGTCACGGAATGGGAGAAGATGCTGGCTAAGAAACTTACAGGATCATCGGAATGACCGAGCCCATGGTCACGGAAGAAGACCGCGAGATCGCCCGCCGCTATACGTGCTCGTGGGAGGTAGAGTATATTGTTTCAAGCAACCGTTCTGCAGCCCGCAAACGCTGGTGCGGTCATCGCAATGGAGGGCCGAGGGATGATAGAGGTTCGAACGTCCTATGATTTCGCTAACTACCCGGCGATGGACTATGCGATCCATGCGGCGGTCGGCAAACTTTCTGACTTCTCCGGAACTAATTTCTCCAAGCGTGACCTTGGGTGGATGTGTAAGTCAGAAATTGAGGCCGTTCGGATCGAACGCGCTCTGCGGAAACTCGGGCTGCATTACGAGAGACGGTACGTTGACCGCACCAACGACAGCACAGATTCAACGTCTGCATGAACAAATCTAGCTAGATCACCAGCACCACACCTGCCAGTGCTCCGCACCCAAGCATGAACCACGTGGGCCATCTCACAGGCCGCCGAACGCCTTTCCGACGATTGGCAGGCTCTCCCCCCATGACATACGGCCGGTGATAGCGGCGCCGAGGACCGTAATCCCGATGCCAATCTGAAGCCAATGGATCGGTCCCATAGCCAGGAGCGATTTGGTTTCCAGACGATCCAAACGCCTGTCTATAGTATCGAGTCGAGCTTCGATCCGGCCCAAGCTCTGGGCGTGGTGATAGAGGATCGCGTCCGGCCCGGAAGGGACGAAGTGCGGCCTCCCATTCATCCTGGGAGGCAATTCGTGCGGATCTTTGGTCTGGTCCATTCATGGCCCCTACCCCGCTCGGTTCTCTCCGAGTTTGCAGCCCCAATTCGGCCGCGACAGGTTGTTCGCTTCGATCTGTTCTGCGGTCTCCTGGGTCAGTCGGTCATTTTTCGAGACCGTCTGATGTCTCCAATCGCGACAGAGCTCTTCTGCCGTCACGATCATGGGCGTCGTGCAGCCGGCGCTAGCAATCCCGGCAATAGTTACGCAGCACGCGCTCAGCAGCGCCAGGAGCCTTGACCTTCTCTCTGATTCTCGCGTTCCGTTCATTGGCGGCCTTGCCGTGTTTAATAGAGTTCGTGATGATCCGCTCTGCGCCCTTGTGGCGCTGCCACGAGTTATTGATGCTCAACGCGACCAACCCGACCAACGCCGCGGCCACGATGCGGCCGATCGTTGACTTCACAAGCCACTGAAACACGAAGGCGATCATGATCGCGCCCTCCGATTCCACCACGTCAACCCGACGAACGTGACCACGCCGAGCAGCACCCAGGGCCAGTTATCGAAGGCGAACAAAGCGACCGCCTGGCCGCTGGCGATCACGGTCTGCCAGATTGAGAGCTGGGTGACGGTTTCGGTGATCTCAGGAGGCGGGGCCGGGATGACCTGGCCGGCAGCGGCGCCGGCTACAGTGCCGGCAGCGGCGACAGTCGCGGGAGACGTCGGCTGTGGATCGTAATCGGCCCGGGCCTGCGTCTCGCTCTGTGCGTCCGCATCAGCGAGCGGCGCGATCGGCGCATCCTTGATCGGCCGATTGCACATGGCGACGCAAGCTTGCTCGATGCCGGCGCAACGGTTCATCCAGCCCTTGATGAAATGCTGCCGATAGGGGATCTGGTTGAGGAACGCCCTGCGTTCGGCCATCAGCGCCCTGATGGTTTCGAGCGGATCTGCGTCATTGGCAGCTTTAATCGTTACGGGGCCGATAACGCCGTCGATCTTGACCTTGAGCACCTTCTGAAGATACCGAGCCGCCCGTGCCGGGCCAGAATTGACGCCGAAATCGAACACGGCCAAATCGAGCCCAGGCGGAAGCTCATCACCACGAACGATATTCCAATAATTCTCGCGGTAAATCGCCTCGACTTCGTGGTCCTCGATCAATCGCACAGAGCGCCGCGGCAGCCCGTTCTTCTCGCGCCATGCATCATAGACCCGTTGGATCACGCCCTTCATCGTGGGGCCGCCTGGATCTGCCGGGTGATTGCTATAGCCGCCTTCCCATTTCAGGGTCTCGGCAAGGCAGGCGCGGAATTTCTCGTCGCTCATGATCGCCCTGCTTGGAATGACGCTGCTAAATGCCTGTCAGCGGCCTCGATAATGGCTTGTTCCGTCACTGGCTGCCCTGCCGCCGCAACCTCTGCGACAAGATCCGGCACCGCATCAAGATCGATTGGTTCTTGCGTCTGCACGCAATTGACGACGGCAAGAGCCTGAATTTTCATACGCGCGCGACGATCAGCCTCTTGCAATATCTTGCCCTCTAAAGCCGCGATCTTCTTGTTAAGCTCTTGCTCCATCTTCACGAACACCGCGGCCATTTTCTCGGACAGCTCCTGTCGTATTGGCCCGAGATCGGCCGGCGGCGCAGAAATCTCGATCCGCTCGACTTCCTTGACCACCATCTGCCCCAGCTCTGAGAGGGGCACGAATAGCTGCTCGCGCGTCTTCGGATCGACGGCGACGAAGCAGTGCTTGTTCTTGTCGAATTTCATGCCGCGACCGTTGCCCCCGTGTCGCACGCGCGCCATGCGGTGCCGTCGTAGAAACAGAGCACGCCCGTGCCGTTGCCTTCGCTTTCGCCCGCTTTGCGGCCGTCGTGCGCAAATGCGAGCTGGCCGAGGGCGGGAGATGACGGCAGGCCCGCGACCGCGTAGACCGGCGCCACCGGCGCCCCATCGCCGATGCCGATGCACTCGAAGTAATCGCCGGCAGTGTTGTAGGCGACGATGACGATCTGTCCGGTCGCAATATCGCCAGGGGCTAGATCCTTGCCGCCGTGGCGCTTCAGGGGCTTAACGGCGAGGTTGTTCACCTTGAACGTGCTCGCGCCCGTGTTGGTCTGATGGAAGCGGACCACGAAGATGAGCCCGGCCTCATAGCTCGGGACGGCCCTGTTCGTCAGGATGGCATAGGCATTCGCGGAGCCGGACGTGACGACTGAACCGTTGGTGTCCAGAAACCACCTGGCCAGGATCGCCTCGAGCTCGCGGGCGCCGTTATTGAGCGATGGCACAAGCTGGCCCTCGGGAAAGCGCCCGGTGTTCAAGGACGCATTGGGTGAGAGATCCGAAATTTCAGCCATTGTCTATTCGCTGCTGTCGGATAAAGTGGTTACTGATGGGTCATCCGGGGGGACGCCATGGCACTTGTGAGACTTACGCTGGTAACCCTGCTGCTCGCCGGCTGTGGTCTGGCTCAGCAGGCGCAAATCAGTCAGGACGCGCACGATGCGAACATGAAGCGGGAAGCGGCATTCGCCGCTTGTAGGGAGCAATTCCCCAATAAGGCCACTGACCGGGCCAAGTGCGTATCAGCGGCTGACCTTGAATATCACTTCGCCATGCAGAGGTCAGTTGGACACCCGGGTATTGATCTGATCCAGCTATCGCACGCTCGCCAGATCGCCCTTGCAGAGCAGTATGACGCCGGGAAAATTACCAAGGCAGAGTACAACGCGAAGTCGGCGGAAATTATCGCTGAAACGAACTCTCTATTGCAGGCCCGGATGAACAACGCTGCGGTCGCGAATGCCGCTCAGCAGCAGGCCATTGCTGCACGTCAGCAAGCCGCTCTCCAAACCATGGCAGTCGGCGCCGCAATCATGACTGGTTCCGGCTCTGCGCCAGTCCATAGCACCACCAGTTGCCGCCCCCTTGGTGGAACGCTTCACTGCAACCATTACTGACTTGCATCTTATGCGAGGTGCACATGCGTAACGTTCTGTATTGGCTTTTCGTTATTGCCTTAGCAGTCGCAGGAGCGCCGGGCAGCTTGTTCGATCAGTGGTTCGGC